CTAATTATCCAGCTCGGAGAAATTATCAATCATTCTATCCACATCTGATTCATAAATATGCGAATATATCAGATCGACCACAGCCGGATTATCGCCTATCCGATCCGCTATGGCTCTTGTCCCATAACCTAAGTGGATCATCAAAGCTACGTGAGAATGTCTTATGTCATGTATTCGGATAATTTTAACTCCGGTCTGATTGCATCCTTGTTTTATTCTATAACCTAATGTCTGATTTGTAAAATCAAAAATTAAATTATTTTCATTTAACATTTCCTTAACAGCCAGTTCCCTGAGTTCTGCCATCAGGCTATCATGGATTTTTACATTCCTCCTGCTGTTTGATGTCTTAGGTGAGTCCTGGATGATCCGTCTGTCTCCGGCTGAAATGATGTTCTTGGTTATGGATATGTATCCATCTTTCAAATCTTCAGGAGTCAATGCCAGCAGCTCTCCGACTCTGAGGCCGGTCCAGTATAGTGACTTAACAGCCAGCTTATACTGCGGATCAAGATCACGCTTCATAAATTCTCTGAACTCTTCAATGGTCCAAAACTTCATCTCTCTGCTCTGCGTTTTGATTTTAATATCATTTACAGGACTTTTATCCAGCCCAAAATGTACAACGGCAAAATTCATCATTGCCTTTAAAACGCTGACATATGTTTTAAGTGTGGTGTCTTTAATGCCGGTTTCACGGATTTTATTGGTCCATTCGATAATATCATTAAGGGTGTTATTTCATTTATGCTTAAATCGCCTAAATAGGGCTTAATTAGGTTATCTGTTACACTGCATTTTGAGTAGTATGTTTGAGCCTTCCAGTTTGGTTTATTGAGTTCCAGGTACCGATCCGCTAAGGTGCTGACACTGATTGTAGCATCTGCTGTGTGGTACTCTAAAAATTTTCTTTCGTATTCGTCTGCATCACGTTTAAGTTTAAATCCTGATTTCTTCTTTTGTTTGCTCTCCCCATTCCAATCTTTGTAATAAAATTTACAGTACCATTTACCATTGCTGTCCTTGTATGACGGTATATGATTACCTCCTAAAAATGTATATTACCTAATGCATTTAAAATGCGGAATGCGAAATATAGAATTGCAGCTATGAATACTAAAAACAGAGCTTTTTTATAAAGCCTCTCATGATGTCCGTCATCGAACCATGCAAATAGTACAATGTACCATCCTGCGGCAATAGGTATTATGTAATCCATGGTAGCACCGTTTATTTTCCCCTTTCATACAAGAATTCTGCGTACCTGATCAAATCTTCCATCTCATCATCGCTAAGCTGGCAGAACAAATTCAGCAGCTTCTGAATCTTATCAGACTTGGCATTATTTACTATACTAACTTTATCAGTATTAACGGAAACATTAAATACCGGCAGTTCGTTTGCGTCATCTGTTAATCCGAGCAAGTATAGCAAATTAACATGGAGCTTCAATGCTATTACTCTTATTCTGTCAGTAGGGATTTTTTTAGTAGTACCAGCAGCATAACGCTGCAGAGCTGATTTAGGTATGCCGGTCATTTTTTCCAGGTCATTGTAACTTATATCCTTATCATTTAAAACTGACTGTAATCTCTGACTAATTAATTTAGGATCAATTTCATAAGATGTACCAGTGTCATCTACATATTTCATTTGCTCACTTCCTTTCTTTTTATATGTCTTTATATGCATATTATAGTGCAAGTGTCCCAAAAAGTAAATACATATAACCCAAAATGGGACAGAGAAGAGGTGAAAGAAATGGACAAATACAAAGCATTAGGAATTTTGGCAACCAAGGGAATGTCACAGCGTAAGCTGTCGGACAAGCTGAATGTGTCTAAGAACACGGTAAACAGATGGATCAATAACGAGTGTGCTATTACTGACGATAAGATCATTGCCATGTGCAATGTGCTGGAAATACGTGACGCACAACTCATTGTTGATATTTTTTTACCCGAGTTGTCCCAAAATGGGACCAAGGAGAGGAGATAACTGTCATGATCGAACCGTCATACTATAGCGTCACAGATGTTATGCAGCTGTTTGGCATTAAGCAGTCTAAAGCCTATGCGATTATCAAAATGTGCAACAGTGAGCTGCAGAAAAAAGGATACATTACAGTATCCGGAAGAGTGCCAAAGCGGTACCTGAATGAAAGGATGTACGCTAATGAGACTGAATAACATTAAGAAAACAGTGGCAGATGTGCTGCTGAATGATCCGTGGTCTAGAAATGATGATTTCAGACTGATCTATAAGGTTTACAGAAATCTTAACTACAACATGAATATTCCATTTGGCGAGATGCTGCTTGGTCATAATGACAGTCAGATGCCTAGCTTTGAATCAATCAGACGCTGCAGGCAGATGCTGCAGAGAGAGGCTCCTCTGATCTATGGAGCAAATCATCAGACTCAGAAACTGAGACAGCGTCAAGAGGAACAGTATTTGGATTTTACGAGAGGTGAAGCATTATGAGATTTAAGATTTTAGCCGCACTGATTATAGCGGCATTGATCATGGCGGCAGACATAGCCAGCCGCCCTTACCTGGCCTTTGGTGGAGGGTCACTGCTATTCGTGGTCACTTTGGTATTATCAGTTTTATACATGTTATCAGGGGAGGAAAAATAAGATGGCAAAACTGTACGAAGTTAAAATTACCGAGGTTAGGTATAAAACAATAAACATTTTAGCAGACAGTGAGTTAAATGCTATGGACGATGTAGCAAGTGCCTACGCAAATGACGGAATCAACATGAACGATGCGGATATTGATGATTATAAGATAGAACTTAATTAGGAGGATACGATGGGAAAGAAATTAGCTAATGTCACTAAGATGACTCATGATGATTGGCTGCAGCGTCATATACCGACAGTGACAATGAAACTAAGCTCGTAGCATTGGGATTCACGAGATCACTGATTAAGGATGGATCAACATCCATATTAGGCAGAAAAGTTAATTCAACAGCTGAGATGGCAGAAATAGCTCAGGTATTCCGTGATCCGAGATTCGAGACCATGAGGTATATTTTCCTTAATGCTGACAATAAGGTAGTATTTCAGACCGGCATAACCTGCAGGCTTCCTTCTACGTCTCAAACATTTGACGGTGATATGAGCAAGTTTTTCCCTTCACTTATGCGTGCTGCAGTAAGCAGAGGAGCAACATCAATATACATGCTTCACAATCATCCTTCAGGATCACCAAAACCTTCTGCAGCAGATTTATCGGCAACAAATACATTATCAAAATACTTTAAAAAATGCGGATTAGAATTTAACGGACATGTTATTATCAACCATAATAAATTTGGATGCATTGATGGAGATTTGAAAATATCTATAACCGATCTGAGTAAAGGTGTCAAGGATATGATCATGACACCTGAGATTGAGCATCCGCTTCTGAATAAGCAAATAACAAGCATTACGATTTTAGCTGAGGCGGCAAAGGCTGTTCAGGTTAGCGATGATATATCAACAGCAATATATGTAAGCAGCATAGGCGAGGTAAGGGCTATAAGTGAATTCAGCAACAAACTGAAAGACAAGTCTAAATGGATTAAGAAATCAATGGTAGAGCTTGGCGGCAGCACTGTTTACATTTCTACAAACAGTTTGGATGTAAGAAATGAAATGAACAGAATTATGGGAATAGATGGAACCATAATGGATGTCATTTACTTTGACGATGAGAATTATGCCATAAGTTCAAGTGGTAACGGTGCTATTAAAGGAACAATGGACTTTAATGAGTATCCAGCCAAGAGGGTAGGACCGGACACAAGATTCTCCATGAAGGATTCATCTGACAGACAGCTAAGCAAGGATCAGCAGGAATACTTTAAAGACAGCAAAGTAAGGGACAAGAACGGCAACCTTTTAGTGATGTATCATGGTACCAACAGCTATGGCTTTAACGTTTTCAAAACAGAATACGGTGCATTCTTTTCAAGTGATAAGGAATATGCAAGAGTATATACGAGGAATGATTCAGAAACTGATAATCCTGGAATATATGAAGCATACCTTAACATAAAAAAGCCTTTTGATACAAGAAACAAAAAAGAAAGAGAAATATTCAATCGTGAGTTCTATATGAAGTACGGAAATGGTACTCCTCTTTCAGAGTCAGGACTTCCGGACTGGACAGATGGTGATGACCTTATTGATTTCATTAATGAAAAAGGATATGACTATGACGGTATTGTAATCAGTGAAAGTAATGGTGGAAAATATGAGGAAGTCAGCTACGCAGTGCTTAGCCCTGAGCAGGTAAAGTCAGTTGATAATCAGCATCCAACAAATTCAAGTGATATAAGATTCCAGCTCAAAAGTATTGGAAAATACACGATTAGGGAGTATAATAAATATGGATGGGCAATCAACAACGGTTTGCTCACAGAAAAAGAATTATCAAATCTTTTCGATAAAATTAGCGATAAACATCTAGGCACACAGTTTACAAAAAATCGAGATGGTTTGTTCATTATTCCAGTTGGTGATGAGTTTGGAATCAATAATAAACTGATTTATACAAATGGAAATTATTATGACCCTTCAATAGAACAAGTGGTTACTATTAATCTACATACTGAAACAAAAATTGATATGATAAGGAGGAGCATACTTTATGAAGAAGCTAATGGATGGGAACCTATTTGGTACTCGGATAGAATTAATACTGATTACTCAGAAAATGAACTTATCTCGAGATACTCAGCTACTGATTATAGGCTGCCTGGGGGAAGTACCGGAAGAGAAAAAGGAAGAAAAGGCGAAAGAATTAATAAAGGCAATAAATGGGAAAACGGAGGAACAAATAATAAAGGGAATAACAGAAGGAAGTATTGCTTAAAGAATTCTCCTAACGGTGATGAGGACAGCAAGGGCCGTAAACTGACAGACGGACAAAAGAAAAAGTATGCGGACAGTATGGCTCTTGACAGAGACGGAAGGCTGGCATCACTTTATCATGCTACTGACAATGGCGGATTTACAGTATTTGATCCTAAAGAATCTGATGATAAAAGATCACTGTTTTTCACAAATGAATTAGATACTGCACTTTCGTATACTCGTTATTACAATCCATTATTTATTCCAAAACCAAATGATCCAATCGAAAGTATTACAGACTGGATAGATAATCAACTTACATTACATAGCTCTAACGTTACTAATGTAATCAGGACTAATGGAAACGTATATTATAAGTTCTGGGACTACTTTAAAGATTTCCCAATTAATGAATATCCTAATGGTACTGATGATTTAGAAATGACTGTTACAATTAAAGGTAAAAGAGCTACAACTTATTATGGTTTTGATGGAATAAAAAATATATTGAATAACATCATCAATGATAAAAACAATGGAAAACTGAATGACTATACTAGCGAGGGAGTATACGAGTGTTACTTGAATCTCAAAAATCCTTTAATCATTGATGGAAACGAGCAGTATTGGGATTCCATAAATTTAGAATCATCAGGGAAATGGATAGAGGCTGCTATTCTAAATTATTATAATAACAGTGGCACCTATTCGTTTGAAATCTATGATAATGATGACGATTATGACTCTATTGATACTGATAATAAAAACAAAGCTATAGAATTTTTAAAAAAGCATGGCTATAGCAATGATGCCGCAAACGCTGCAGTAAATAAAGCTAAGGAAAAAAATGGCTATGTTAAAGAAAATTTCATGCTTGATGAAAATGGAGATATACCTGACGGACATAATACACGATACTGGTCAAAATATGCCAAGGAAAACGGATATGACGGTGTTATTTTCCGTGATATTTATGATACTGGTTCTTATGGAGATCAAGAGTCACAATTTACATCAGATGTATATATCGCATTTTCTTCTGAACAGGTTAAATCGGTAGACAATGAGAATCCTACGGACGATCCGGATATACGTTTCAGCATGAAAAAGCCGGTGGAGACAAATAAGAATCTGATAGCCATGCATAACCTTAGTGAGAACAACATGCTTAATGCCATTGAACTTGGCGGATTTCCTATGCCAAGCATTGCTATTGCTAAGGATAAATACGGTCATTCTGATTTCGGTGAGGTATCCGTGCTGTTTGACAAGGAAACCGTTGATCCTGGATTATCAGCACTTAACAGAATTTACGACAGAGATGCATGGACACCAATATTTCCACAGATAGATGCAGAGATTAATCATGACATTTTCGATAAGGCTTTAAACAAACTTTCTGAGCTATTAGCAGATACTGAGTTGAGTGTGCCTTCAGTGCTGACTTATGCTGATCAGATGGCTTCAAGCATTTTAAGCAGCAGTGTGCCGGAGCTTGTTGGAAAAAGCAATTCAGTTAAATATGCATATCTTAAGGAGATTGGCAAATCGTTTGAACTACCCATGAAGAATGATAATTTGTCAAGAATTTATGATGATGATACTATCATTAATATAGCTGACAAATTATCAAGCGTAATGTCAGACAGTGAAAAGAGTGAAAGACCGTTTTCAGAGGCTACGCTGAGCAAGTACGAACCTGTAATTAGAAAAGTTATTGCAGACAAGTACAAGGATAATCCTATCAAATCAATAAGGGAACGTGTTGCAAGTGAGCCGATAAAAACGTCTAAGCTGGGTCCTATTATGGTGTCAGTAAGACAATACTGGAATCATCAGTTTTATTCGGTACTAGATATTGATAAGTTTGATAAAATGCTGAATGAACGTGTTGATCAGAATGAATTTAACAAGTGGTTGAACAGGCTATACGAGGGTCTTGTGTACCGTAAAGGAATCAGAAACAATCTTGATAGATTTACAAATGCAGGAAACGTAAGATCATTCAACGCACTGCATGATGATTATTCGCTGGACAATCTTGTTAAAGCCATGAAGCGTCAGTCTCAGGTAGGTGGATCGGCATATAGCCCAACGCTGTCTACTATTAAGGGTGCAATGGCGAAGTCATATGACAGTATTCCTGCAATAAAGAAGGATACCGAAAAGATAAAGGACCTGAACGTTGAGGAACAGGAAAAGTTTGCTGAGGAGTGGGACAGTTATCAAAAGCTGCTTTTCAATACAGAACGAATAATGGCTAAGGACAACTGGCAGCTTGAGGATGGTGCCAGCTATGCAATATTGGAAGCTGTAACTGACTACGGCAGCAATACAAGCAAGGCTTTAAACTATCTGCATAAGGAATATGACAGAGTCTATGACATAAACGCTGAGGTTGAGGCAAACATTAAAGATATAATGAATTACCTTAAAAATACAAGCACAAAGTATTTTGAGGCAAAACCTAAGAGAGCTGTTGAATTAAGCGAGATTAAGGTTGTTATTATTCCGGATGATGCATCATCAGACTTGACAGATGCGTTAAAGTCAAACGGCATCCCATACATGACATATAACTACAGCAAGGCCGATGACAGACTTGAAAAGGTTAATCAGGCAGCTGCAGAATACGATCTGAAGTTTCAGATGAAATCTGACAAGGATAAGCTCTTGAATCAGAAGAATAAGGAAATAGAAAATCTGAACGAAAAGATCGCATTCCTAAAAGCTGAGACTAGGCTCACTAAGATTCCGGTACCTGAAGAAAAGGTTATGAATAAGAAGATCAGCGAAATCATCGAGGATAACCTAGGCCATATGGATTCAGCTCTGCATGGTGAAATTAAAAAGGTATTCAAGGAAATATATACTGAGCTTAATAAGGGCGAGGATATGTCAACCGGAATGCTTTACGATCTTGCAGAGGGTGCAGCTAGAATGATACTTTCAAAGTACAAAATGATGCATGATTCCTATGAGGATAACTACGAGAGCATCAAGCGAGATCTGAAGAACAGAACTCTTCGCATAGACAGCAGCTATATCGGTGACTTTGGCGGAGAAAAGGGATTTGCTGATTTCAAAAGACGCAATTCAAAGTGGTTTAAACTTTCCACAACTGAGGGCTATAGCGTAGATGAAATGTACAATGACCTTGCTGCTGAGTATCCTGGCCTCTTTGACGCAGACACATATACCAACGAAGCGGATCAGATCAGCAACATAGCAAGCATGATGAATGACATGGAGCCGTGGTACGAAACCTACAGCATGCGTCAGCAGAATGAGCTTACACCTTTTGTAGCCAAGGAAATACTTGATGCCGTATATTCTACGGAGCCGCATCAGACCTATGCCGACAAGACTAAAGCCAAGTATGATGAAATGCTGCAGGAGCAGCGTGAAACATACAAGCGTAAGCTGGCTGAGAAAACTGAGAAGTATGTATCAGAGCGAAATGCTGTGATCCAAAAGCACAAGGACAGAATAGAAGCTCGTTACAAGGCCAAGCTGAATGCGGTAAAGAAAAACAACAAGGACAAGACTAATCGCAAGTATTACACATCAAGGATCGAAGCATACGCTGAATGGATGTCGCATACGCTGCTTGAGCCGGCAGATGACAGACATATACCTGAAGGATATAAAAAGGCAATAGCAGAAATGCTGGCCGGTTTTGATTTCAGCACTAAGAGAAGCAGAGCGTATACAGAAAAGAACGGTCCGTCCAAGCGGACTATGAGATTCATCGCACTCAGCAATGCTTACTCAGAAACCATTAAAGCGGATGACTCCCCATTGGAGCCGGATGAGGAAATGGCAGATCAGCTGAAACTGCTGGCAGAGGCTATGGATGGCAGAAGGTTTGAGGGCCTGAATCTTGATGAGCTGGCGGATGTATACCACATCATTAAAAAGATCAGATATTCGCTGTCAACCATTAACAGAGCTTTCTCTGAGGGGATTAAGCAGAATATAGCTGAGCTAGGTGATGCGGTAATAGCTGAGGCTGCTACACATAGCGACAAGGCTGACAAGTCAGGCTTCATTCCGGAGGTTATGAGATTCCTTAATGAGTCAAACGTAAATCCTTCTGATATGTTTGCGGTTATGGGCGGCACAGAAAATATGCTTTATCAGAACATGAGAAACGCATTTGACAAGAACATCATGAATGTAGATCAGATAAAGCAGTATGTTGAGGGGCTCGGATCAAAATACGCTATCAAGGAATGGGAGAATAATGGCAGAGCTGAATCCTTTACGGTGTCAAGCGGTGAGACAATAGAGCTGCAGCCGGTGCAGATAATGTCGCTGTACTGTTTGAGCAAGCGTCAGCAGGCACTGACACATCTGCTTGGATCAGGAATCGTAGCATCACCTATGCAGACATTTGCCGGCAAGCGACAGGAAATCATGAAGGGAATATACTCCAAAAATCTGTCTCAGAACAAAGTGAGAGTTACCTATGAGGACCTGCAGAAAATAATATCAACGCTTAGCAGTGATCAGAGAGCAGCTGCAGAGGAAATCCAGGATTTTCTTAATACTACATGTGCTGACTGGGGAAATGAAACATCCATGAGGCTATATGGTTACAGAAAATTTACTGAGAAGAACTACTTCCCAATAAAATCTGCAGATGCATTCCTTAATGAAATGTTTGATAACAGGCAGCCGGCAAAGATCAAGAACGTGGGCTTTACCAAGAACACTGTGGTCAATGCCAATAATCCTATAGTTATTGATGACATTTTCAACGTGCTGACGCAGCATGCGACCACCATGTCGATGTACAACAGCCTAGTGCCGGCAATAACGGACTTTGAGAGAGTCTACAATTATAAGCAGAGGCAGGACAAGATCATAACAGCATCGGTGCAGGACAGCATCAGAAAGGCTTATGGAAAGTCAGCCAACGCTTACATTAAGCGTTTCATGAATGACTTGAACCAAAACTATACGAGCATCAGCGACCATAACCTTATCAATTTCTTCTTAAGGAAAATGAAGCAGGGAACATTGGGCCTGAATCTGAGGGTTTTAGTCCAGCAGCCTACAGCTATAGTCAGAGCCGGAGCTGTGATAGATCAGAGGTATCTTGCTAATCCTACTAACCTTGGAATCAGTATTAAGGAGATGCAGGAGAAATCACCAATCGCCAAGTGGAAGAGCTGGGGCTTTTACAACACTGATGTTAGCCGTGACATGAAAGATATTTTCATGGACAACAAATCGACTGCAGATAAAATTTTCATGGGAGCTTACGGAAAAGCTGATGATATTGGCTGGGCTTGGATATGGAATGCTGTTAAGCATGAGATTAACGCTACGAGAAAAGATCTGAAGCCTGGATCAGAAGATTACTGGAAGGCCGTAAACGAGCGTTTCAGCTATGTTATTGACCGTACTCAGGTAGTTGACAGCGTGTTCCACAGATCGCAGTTTATGCGCAACAATGACACCATGAGTAAGATCGTAACATCATTCATGGCGGAGCCTACGAAAACGTATAATCTGCTGAGGACAGAGCTGCTCATCGCAGGCCATGATTTCAAGGCCGGAAAAAAAGCAAGTGCTACCAAGAGAGTGGCAAGGGTTATATCAGTATTCATGGCTAACGCTGCAGCTGTATCAATAGTAGCGGCATTAATTGACGCTCTGAGAGGAGCTGATGACGATGACAAGGATAAGACATTCCTTGAGAAATGGCAGAAATACAGCATTCAGAATATTGGTCAGAATGTAAATCCGCTTACGCTGCTGCCTATGCTGAGGGATGTTAACTCGCTTTTCCAGGGCTACGATGTTACAAGACTGGATATGGAAGGTATTACAAATTTGGTCAAGGCAGTGACTAACTGGCAGAACAGCAAGCTGTCACTGTATCAGAAGATCAAATCAACAAGCAAGGGTATATCCGATGTGACTGGAGTACCTTTGTACAATGTGATGCGTGACGGTGAGTCAATATGGGAGCAGACATATAAAATGGTTGTATCAAAATCTGAGACTGACTACATCAAACATAAGATGTACTATTCCATAGACGATAAAAAGAACGCATCAATTTTCAAGCGTGACTTCATGGCTGCTAAAGAGGCCGGTGATTCAGAGGCTGCTGAAAAGATCAAGGCGGATATGCTTGAGCATGGATATAAGGAAAAGGAAATCACTGATTACGTGAATTCCAAAATATCTGAGGAATACTCAAGCGGCATTGACAAGGCTATAAAGTCAGGCGATACCGGATCAATAACTGATGCATATGAGAATATGGTTGCTGCCGGTTATCCGGAGGACAAGGCCAAGGGCAAACTGAAGTCAGCACTTAATTCCGTTTACTACGATGCTATAGACGAATCTGATTATTCAACGGCAAAGTCAGTGCTGTCGATATTAAGACAGTACGGATTCAATACCAAGAACAAATTCCGGAGCAGTCTGTATAGCAAGTACAAGGATGCAATGCTTGCAGGAAAAACTAATGAGGCCAAGAAAATAATCGCTATCATGCGGAATAACGGTGTAAGTGAGGATTATATTGAAAAGACCGTGATAAAGGGTGTGAAGCGAGAAATGGCTGTCAACGAGCTAGGTAAGCTGCTTGAGGCTGGCAACACATCTGAGGCATGGAGAAGGGCTTGGAACTATCACTACAAGTACGGATGGGAAACCAAGAGTCTTATTGCCGGAGGCTATGAGACATACGAGAAATAGCAGGATAAAGCAGGGAGGCGAAACACTCCCTGCTTTTCTCTATAATTGGGCTATATAAAGAAAGGAGAAATGCCATGTATGATATACCCCGAGTTTGGATGAAAAGAGCTTAAATCTTTAAATTAAAAGCAAGGGAATTGTTGAAAATTCAATATTTAGCTTGCTTTTTTATTGACTTTATTGTATAATATATATGTAGGTAGATACTTAGATAGAGGTGACACTATGTATATAGAATGCTGCAAAAACAATGGAACCGAATATCTCCGTCTCGTTGAGAGCCGGAGAAGGACCAACGATGACGGGAAGCGTGTTTCCGGCAAAAGGGTCGTCTTCAACATCGGGCCTCTTTCCCGTTATGATGACGGGCAGCCGGATTATGTCGGCAGGCTCAAACAGTCATTTATCGATGGAGAGCCGCTGATCGGATCACTCATGCCGTATGTCGTCAGGGGATCTGTTCCCGAGATCTTTCATCTTGATTTCGTCTCAGGCTCAGAGCAGTGCATCGGGCATCCGAAGTATTATGCCGGATCTCTGCTCGACAGCATTTTCAGCGAGCTTGGCCTGAATGCACTTTTCACATCGGTCAAGCACAATGAAAAAATCAGTTATGACCTGTGCGGTCTTGCGCGTCTCATGGTCTTCGGACGTCTTCTTGATCCTGCTTCCAAATATTCGACTTTTTTTCAGAATGATATGTATTTCAAACCGCTGACTGATGAGACTGACATTTACCGCATATATGACGTCCTTGATCTGATACATGAAAATCGTGACAGGATCATCAGGAGGATGAATGCTTCCATCCGCAGGGACCGCGGCAGTGATAACGACGTCATTTTCTATGATGTCACCAATTTTTTCTTTGAAACAGAGGATCCCGATGACGATACACAAGCCGACGGCGAGACGGTCACCGGTACAAGACAGATGGGAGTAAGCAAAGAGAACAGGAAGCAGCCGATCGTCCAGATGGGATTGTTCCTTGACAGTTCGGGTATCCCCATCTCGATCGAAATGTTCCCGGGAAACACCCTGGATCAGCAGACTCTGCGTCCGGCACTGAAAAAGAATATCGACAAGCTGGGATTCCCTCGTTTCGTTCTGATAGCCGACCGCGGACTCTGCTCCGGCAAGAACACTCTGCATCTCCGCTCAGAAGGGAACGGATATATCGTCAGCAAAGGTTTGAAATCACCGAAAACAGGCAGAAGTGAAAGAGAATGGGCATTATCGGATGAGGGCCTGATCTCACTGGGCAGCGATTTCAAATACAAGAGCAGGATAGTTGAACGCACGGCAGAAGACGAAACCGGTCAGAAGCACACGTTTAAGGAAAAGGTGGTCGTATACTGGAGCCGCTCATTCTGGGAAAGAGAGAGGCATGAGAATGAAAGATTTCTGAAGTTCATAGACCAGCTGAAAGAAAATCCGGCATCATTCAGGGTGACGCAGTCGCAGAGCAAAAGCATCCGACGGTTTTTAAAAAAAGAAGTAGTGGACAAAACCAGCGGCGAGATACTGGATCCGGGAAAACTCCTGACAATGATCGATGAAGAAAAACTCAGCGAGTTCAATGAACTGATGGGATACTATCAGCTGGTGACATCAGAACTCGACATGGATCCTCTTGAAGTCATCGACAAATATCACGGACTCACACGGATCGAGGATCAGTTCAGGGTCATGAAAGGTACGCTTGATACCAGACCCATCTATGTAAGGACACGTGAGCATATCGAAGCACATTTGATCATATGCCTGATAGCGCTTACGATGATGCGCCTGCTCCAGACAAAGATAGTCGAAACAGAGATGCCTCCGGGGAATGACGATCAGAAGAAACGGTACTGGACTTACGGGCTATCGGCAGATCGTATCCAGGCTGCTCTGAAACGCTGGACAATTGAGGAACTTCCTGATGATTACTATCGTTTCTGTGATGCAGATGATCCGGATCTTTACAGGATCCTGAAAGCTATTGACAGCATACCGGAAAAGAAACTTTACACCCGCGGAGAACTGAGATCCATGAAATCTGCAATGAAGCTGAAGGTGTAGGTACATATTATTACGCAAAAAATGAATGGACCCCTTGCAATGATAGGGATCCATTTATTTTATCCGTCCAAACTCGGGGCAGGATAAAGCAGGGAGGCGAAACACTCCCTGCTTTTCTCTATAATTGGGCTATATAAAGAAAGGAGAAATGCCATGTATGATATACACATAACAGTGAACGGTCAGACTGCAGTGGTTCAAGAGCATAACATAATTGTATCAGATGCTAAAAACTATCTGAATGCTGTTTTCACGTTTTCCTCAGAATGGGATGGAATGACTAAGACTGCTATTTTTACAAGGAAGGAATTGGTAAAACCTGTTTTATTGACTGATGATAGGTGCGTGATTCCTTGGGAGGTTATTAAGCAGGGAGGTTTTGTTGTTTCTGTAGTTGGTATGGCTAATGGAACCGTAATAACTACCAGTACCGTTTCCATTGGACCGGATTTAAAATGTATCCCATTTCCGGTAATGATAAACGAAACTAGTTATTCAGCAGGTGACACTATAAATCCGCCTACGGTGGACATATACGAGCAGATCATCAACATGCTGATTAACTCTGCTGAGCAGGCGAGAGAGGCAATTAAAGGTGAGATCGACACAATAAAAATTGATGCATCCAATCATCTGATCGTTACCAACAAGGCCGGTCAGTCTTTCGATTTTGGCTATGTTAAGGGTGATAAAGGTGATAAGGGCGATCCGTTTATTTACACTGACTTCACGTCAGATCAGCTGCTGGGCTTGAAGGGACCTAAAGGCGATCCATTTGTTTACGATGATTTTACCGCAGATCAGCTGACAGCACTCAAGGGAGCCAAAGGTGATCCGTTTGTATATACGGATTTTACTCCTGCACAGCTTGCGGCACTGACTGGACCAAAAGGCGATAAAGGCGATCCATTTATCTATTCAGACTTTACATCAACTCAGCTTGCAGCTTTAAAAGGTGAAAAAGGAGATGCATTCAAATATGCGGATTTTACACCGGCACAGCTTTTAGGATTAAAAGGAGACAAAGGTGATACTGGGGCCGCTGCTACAATAGAAGCCGGAACCGTTACTACAGGCGATGTTCCGAGCGTTTCCAATGTCGGCACTCCGACAGCAGCTAAGTTCAACTTTGTGTTGCCAAAGGGTGACAAGGGTGACAAGATGACCTATGCCGATCTGACGCAGGCTGAGATAGACGTACTGACATCAAAGGTAGCTCAGACAACACAGAGCATAGTAATTTTTCCTCTTGAGACTGTAACATATGCAGATATTGTTTCGGCATATAATGCAGGAAAATATATATTATTAATTGAGAATGAATCGGATTACTATCAATTAATGGCCTCAGCTCTTTTTGGAACACAACGTATTTTCTTATTTTCGAATTATTGCCAGGATAGTAATAATTTATATTTGTATCAAATTGAGTTTCTTCCAGCACAAACAACCCGTACAAACATAAATTTTCCTTCAGTAAAAAATGTATCGGACATGATAAAACCTACTTATATTGAAACTACAATGTCAGCTTCTAAATGGAATAGCGGCTTATATTCCTTTGAGGCTACATATCATTTTGCGACAAAGGATATAGAAATATTTCTTGCACCTACCGCAACAGCAGAACAATTTGCTGCATGGACCGGAGCAAGCATAGGAACCGGAAGCATGACGGAGAATACCGCTAAAGCATTTGGTACAGTTCCAACCATTGATCTTCCGATTGTTATAAAGGTGGTGAATAAATAATGTTACAAGTTAAAAATGTAGGCGGTGGTACAGGCGGTGGAAGTTTTGATGTTGTAAATGGAGTTATTAATGACTTTCTTTCATCAGGTGCGGACATAGCCGCCAATACTTTTGTTGAGTTTGTTGTTGGAGGATCAAAAGGAATTTTTTGGGCTGGTAATACATTTGATATTTCGGCTGTGTTATTAGATTCGACACATGTAATGGTATGTTACAGAGGAAATTATTCTTATGGGAATTCAATAATATTAACTATTAGCGGAACCGATATAACAAAAGGAACTGCAACCGTGTTTAATTCCAGTTATACATGTTATATTTCTGCTGTGAAGCTGGACTCGACACATGTAATGGTATGTTACAGAGATGAGGGAAACGGTAACTACGGAACGGCACAAGTCTTAACCGTTAGCGGAACCAGTATAACAGCAGGAACTGAAACCGTGTTTAAATCCGTTGGTATATACAATATTTCAGCAGTAATGCTGGACTCAACACATGTAATGGTATGTTATAGAGACAGTGGAAATAGCAGTTACGGAACGGCACAGGTCTTAACTGTTAGCGGAACCAGTATAACCACAGGAGCTGAAACCGTGTATTATCCTGGCTCTTCTTATTCTATTTCAGCAGTAATGCTGGACTCAACACATGTAATGGTATGTACTTATAATGCTTCTAACGGTATAGCACAACTCTTAACCGTTAGCGGAACTAGTATAACAGCAGGAACTACAACCGTGTTCAATGACGGTACTACAGATTATATTTCTGCTGTGAAGCTGGACTCAACACATGTAATGGTATGTTATCAAGACGGAAGAAATAGCAGTTACGGAACGGCACAAGTCTTAACTGTTAGTGGAACTAGTATAACAGCAGGAACTGAAACCGTGTTTAATACTGGTATTACAACCAAGATTTCAGCCGTAATGCTGGACTCAACACATGTAATGGTATGTTACATTTTGAGCAATGGATACGGTATAACAAGGGTTTTAACTATCAGCGGAACTAGTATTACGGTTGGTCCTCCAATAGAATTTAATGAGATTGGTACAGACTCTCTAACGTCCTTAATGCTGGACTCGACACATGTAATGGTATGTTACCAAGATATTGTTAGTGGAACCGCACGGATTATTTTTGACCATTCTCTAGCAATCAAATCAACTAACAGAATACAGGGCCTTACTAAAACTAAATGTACGTCAACGGTAGCAGGAAAAGTGTGGACCTTATAATCGCACATGATTTCTACATCAGCAGTTTCTTCCATCATTCGGTAGGCAGTCACAATCGTGACTGCCTTTTGCTATTATGTAAAAAAAGCAGAAAGGAGATAGCGATGCCTGATATGAACTGTGTAACACATAGCGAGTGTGAAAATTATAGGAAAGACTTTTCGGACAAGCTGAATGATACAAGCAATGATGTAACAGAGGTTAAGACAACTCAAGACTTTTTAGTAAAAGCCTTTTGGGTTTTATTTACTGCTATTGTTACCGGCTTTGGATCAACAGTGATTGCTATTCTGTCTACGAGATAAGGAGGACATATATGAAAAAGAGAATGAGAAATCCATACTTTTGGATAGGAATAATCGGTATCGTGCTGACTGCTATGGGAGTATCGGCTGATACACTGACATCATGGGATGCGGTCTACGCTGCACTGCTGCAGCTGATCCATAATCCGTACATGATCGGATCGGTAATCATAGCACTAGTCGGAGTGTTTGTTGATCCGTCAAGCAAGGGTCTGCTGGACAGCAAACCGATGATAGAGAGAGAGGATGAGTAG